CAGGTGGCGGAACCGGTCAAGGACATTCCAGGGAATTGCTGACGCGATGGCATCCCAGTGGTCATATTTGGAGGTATCATGCTAAGAGGTAAACGCTCAGGCCCCGAGACACCCTTCGGCGCAGGCAACGGAAGCACCGGCAACCGGGACTACTTCACCCCAGCCCAGCCGAGGCCTCGGCCCAACTATGGTGAAGGACGGACCTGTCCCGGCTGCCGCTGCCAGCTGCTCACCTGGGAGAAGCGCTGCCCGCTCTGCGACCAGGTGGTGGCGTGAGCGGCATGAAGGTCGGCCTCTACACTCTGGTGGGATTCGGCGAGGGCCATGAGCGCATCGGCGACGAGGATCTGCTGCGCTGCCAGATTATCGCCGAGGCCGGTCTGGACCCCCACGTCATGGTCTACAACCGGGAGGACGGCCGGACCACCACGGATGACAACGTCCGGGCCCTCAGCCAATTCCAGCGGCTGGTCAACCGGACATTTGTTTGGCGCAACCCTCACCGGGAGAAACCGGCGCGCATCGACTTCGCCGCGGCCTGGTCCAACTACCACCGGAAGGACGTCCCCAACCTGCCGGTCAGCATAGCGCCCCAGATGGATCTGGATGGGGCCACCGCCGGCGCCGTTTTCGGCAACACCCGGAGGGCCAAGCGGCGGAGGTGCAAAATGTAGCTTTGAGGCTTTATGCCGGGCCGAGATTGCCCGCCTCGGACCCGGACTAAACCCCGCAAAGTGAAGATTAAAAGCCGAGTAACCACCGAGTAAATCCGAGTAGCTGGGTAGCTACTCGTTTTTCTAACGCCTGTTTGATTCTTTTCTGCGATAGATGGCGACCGCCAAACATCTGCAATACACACTTATATTACAACCATGCTGCGCATCATGAGCGCGTCACGAGCGCGTCACGTGACGGCGACATGACATAGCTACCGTACCCAACACAACCCAACCCAACAGTACATAAAGAAATATATAAAGAAATTACCACTACTTACTCTACGAGGCTACCTGACATAAAACTTGACACGGCTCCTTTTCTGTGTGTTAGAATACTCAGTGATAACCGGCAGGAGGCGACCCCGCTAAATGCCCCAGACCGTAACCACCACAACCGAACCACGCTACGGACACCTGACCGCCAAGCAAGAGGCGTTCTGCCTCAACATCTTCGAGAGCATGTCTCAGCGTGAAGCTTACGTCAAGGCAGGATACTCAGGGAACGCCCTTCCTAGCACACTAGACCGAATGGCCTTTGACCTTTACTGGTCACCCAAGATTTCAGCAAGACGTGAAGAACTGCGCCAGAAGGCCGAAGACGATAGCGTGGCGTCCGTCCTGGAGTGCGAGCAGATACTCACCGAGATCGTCCGCGCCCAGGTCACAGACTTCGTAGAGAACAACCGCATCAAAGTCAAGGCCGGATCACTGAACAGCCACGCCGTTTCTGAGGTCACCACTGAGGACATCATGGGGCGGATGGCAGTGGTCACCAAGCTCAAGCTCCACGATAAGGTGCGCGCTATTGACCTGATCTTCAAAAAGCGGGGGCTGTACCAGGACGGTGCGCAGGTCAACAACAACATCAATATCAACAACAACATGGAGGCGAATATTGTCCACTTCGACGCTGGAGAAGTCGCCAAAGCAATCCTTGAAGCAGCCCGACTCGGCCTCGCTTCAGGATTACTTGGCGGCAATGGGCACGGTGAGAGTGCCGCTCTACTGTCCGCATCAACCGACGTACAAGCAGCTCCTATTCCTCAGCCTGAAAACTGACGAGGGCTTCTACGGCGGCGCGGCAGGGGGCGGTAAAATGCTACGTGTAGACGAGCCTGTCCCGACTCCGGCAGGGTGGACGACCATGGGGGCGCTGAAGAGGGGGGACACGGTATTCGATAGCGACGGGAATCAATGCCAGGTAGTCAGGGCATACATCCCTGTGATGCCGCTCTCATCCTACCGACTCACTTTTGATGATGGGTCTGTGGTTGATTCCTGCTCTGATCATAAGTGGCTTACATTTGATGCGAAAGAGTTGGGCGCCCTCACAAAACGAACCAGCCAGTACCGCGAACGGCGCAGGGAAATGCGCCCGGCACGAATCGGTGGCCATAAGTCCGAGCGGTTCAGTGTAGCAATCGCAGAGCGCAATCGAACAACCTGCCGTCCAGCAACGCTTCCACCCCCAACCGGGACAGTCAGGACAACGGCGGAAATAGCGTCGACCATCGCCACGAAGATCGGCAGGGCAAACCACGCGGTACCTGTCACCGGAGCCCTACAAATTCACGATGCGTCACTTCCGATAGATCCGTATATCCTCGGTGTTTGGCTTGGTGATGGAACCTCCTCTGGCGGAGCGGTCACTACCGCCGACGCTGAGATCGTAGAGGCTTTGTTTGAGTTCTCGCCATCTAAGCGGAGCGGTAAATATGCATGGGGAACACACGGCCTGTCACCACTACTGAGGCGGCTTGGTGTCCTGAATAACAAGCACGTTCCGGCTGAATACCTGCGAGGCTCGGTGTCGCAGCGCCTCGCGCTACTTCAGGGATTAATGGACACGGACGGATGCTCATGTGAGAGCGGAGCGGTAGAGTTCACGTCCACCAAGCGAGTATTGGCGGAGGCCGTTGTTGAGATGGCATTGTCTCTCGGGTCAAAGGCTCGTCTATGTGATGGTGTGGCGACGTTATACGGCAAGGTCATCGGCCCGAAGTACCGCGTCAAGTGGACGCCAGATTATCCGGCGTTCCGTCTGAGCCGCAAACTGGCATCGCAGAAGATGGCGCGGCGGCGCACGACTAAGTTTCGCTATATCGTCAGGGCAGACCGAACCAATCCGACACTGATGCGCTGCATTGAAGTCGACAGCCCGACACATCTGTACCTGGCGTCACGGTCAATGATACCGACCCACAACAGTGACGCCTTGCTCATGGCTGCGCTCCAGTATGTTGACGAGCCTGGTTATGCCGCGATCCTCTTCCGTCGCACATACGCCGACCTGAGCCTGCCCGGCGCCCTGATGGACCGCGCCGCTGAATGGCTGAGTGGCACTGACGCCAGGTGGAGTGACAAGACGAAGACCTGGGTATTCCCTTCCGGGGCGACGATCACGTTCGGGTACATGGAGACCGAGAGGGACAAGTATCGCTACCAGTCCTCGGAGTTTCAACTTGTCGGATTCGACGAGCTCACCCAGTTCCCAGACAGCCAGTACCGATATATGTTCTCCCGCCTGCGCCGCCTCAAGGATAGCCACGTTCCGCTCAGGATGCGGGCGGCGTCCAACCCCGGCGGCATCGGCCACGAGTGGGTCAAGCAGCGCTTCATCACCGAGGGCATGAAGTCAGGCCGTCCGTTCATCCCGGCTCGGATGGAGGACAACCCTCACCTCGAACTTGAGAGTTACGAGCGAGGCCTCAACCAGCTGGACCCGGTGACCAGGGCGCAGCTCAAATCAGGCGACTGGTCAGCGCGGCAGTCCGGCGACAAGTTCAAGAGGGAATGGTTTGAGATCGTGGACGCGGCACCGGCTGACCTGCGGCTGGTGCGGCGCTGGGATAGGGCTGCCACTGAGGCCAAACCAGGGAAGGAGCCTGACTGGACGTGCGGGTGCCTGATGGGCCTATCTACCGCCACGCAAACCATCTATATCACTGATGTCAAACGCTTACGGGGAACCCCTGGAGCCAATGAGAGGCTGATTAAACAGACCGCTGAACTTGACGGGCGACGTGTTGCGATACGCATGGAGCAGGAACCGGGTAGTTCCGGAGTGGACACCATAGACCATTATACCCGCAAAGTCCTGATGGGCTGGGATTTCAAGGGCAAGCGATCCACTGGCAGCAAGGAAGAGAGGGCGAACCCGTTGAGCGCCCAGGCTGAGGCGGGGAACGTGAAGCTGGTGCGCGGGGCTTGGATAGGTGAATTCCTGGATGAGCTTGAGGCGTTCCCGAACGGCAGTCACGACGATCAGGTCGACGCTGCCAGCAGTGCGTTGAGTGACCTGGTGGCACCGAAGGCCGACCCGATGGGTATCGGGTGATGGGGAGGGAACTGATGGTAGCGACGACGCGGAGTGGAGCAGTGGCAGCTCGCCGGGCTCATAACCCGGAGGTCGTGGGTTCAAATCCCACCTCCGCTACCATTCTGGTCATCGGGACCGACTCAACGACGATGGATAACGTCACCCTTCAACGACTGGCCATGATGGACAACACCTGTACGAGCGACTGCCTCGGTAACTGCCTGCCTGTCCCCGGCCCGATCGACTGGCCCTTACCCTGGCTAGCCCGGCGCCCCAAGCGGTACTGGCTGAACG